CTTGGGTAAGAGTTCCATCATCATCAATTTCTATTGGTGGTGCTGGTGTATCTTTGTTGCTCATGCTGGGCAAAGGACAAGATAGGTGCGGCTGAGATTCTGGACAGAGAGCGCATCCGTCGCATCAACGAAGGAGAGTGGAAAGAATGATTCCTACAACCTACGATGAAACCTTCACCGCAGACCGTATGCTGGCTCTCCAATGGTACGGCTACCTAATGGTAGACAACATCATCAACAAGGGCTACGCAACGGGAGGGAAGCTCCTAGACGCACAAGAGCGAGAGATGGCCCACAACATTATCAAGGGCCACTCCTTCACCAACATGGAGATCGAGGGGGCGGTAATGTATACCTTCGCCTTGATGCAAGATGCGGGGAAACAGTTGGCGGTTACGCCGGATAATCTGGATCGCTACTTTAAGGACTTGAAAGAGGGGAAGGTGTAATGATTACAGCACAAGTACCGAAAGGGTTTTTCACCCCGCCCACCGATGGTTGGATTCCGTGGGAAGGGGGGAGGCGTCCCGTTCCGGGGGATACTCTTGTTGAGGTTAAGCTACGCGATGTGGTAACCGGAGAAGATATGGAAGGTGAAGCCATCTGTTTTGAATGGAGGCACGAGCCGGAGTTCCCGGAGAGCGACATCGTTGCCTACCGGATACTACCTCAGTACAACCCCGAGGACGTAGCCTTCAAAGACAAGGCACCACCACCTCGTGATACCCAAGTCGGTGGAACCCACTACGCGGAGATGAAGATTCAACCGTGGGATGCAATCAACGTGTGGAGCACACCGGAGATGGTTCTTGGATACCACATCAACACATCGGTATCCTACCTCGCACGGTTTCGTGCTAAGGGTGGACTCCAAGACATCAAGAAAGCACACCACCACCTGAGTGAATTGATCCGCTACTTCGAGGAACAAGAGGAGTACCCGTTTTGAGTAAGCCTAGGTTCGAGGGGTATGATGTGATAGCTGAGTCTGGCGACTTCCTTCTTGTGGATGCCCCTGCGCACGCTCTATATCCCCGTAGGTGGAGCAGCTACCAAGTATTGGCGCAACTCACCGTTGTTTGCGGGGAGTGGCATGTCGGTTTCATCACATGGTATTTCTACCTGATGAAGGATATTGAAGCTGTGGCCGCAGCTATTGGGATGTTTATGGGTATCCCTGTCCTAGAGGAAGATCGCATCCTTACGCTAATCAAGATTAAGGAAAATGAGATTTATGAGTAAGCTACCACCAGATGATCCAAAGTACCAGAAGGCTGTCGAGAAGTTTGAGCGAGCCAAGCGACGGTCTACCCAAGATAAAGCCAAGGGTTCCCGAGCAGCGGAGGCTAAGATCAAAGACCTCCAAGACACCAACCGTAAGTTGAGTGATAACGTACTCCGCTTGCGGAAGATGTTGGCTTGGATGTACCGAGACCTGCCTCCTGAGCTTCGCTCCAAGTTTGATAGCTACCGAGAAGCCCTTAACAATGGGACATTGAATCCTGATGCTACCGACCTATAAACGCAATGATCGAACAGGGAAGAAGCGAGGATCGGGTAAACGCTCCGGCTACGAGGAACACGTAGCCAAGAGCCTAGACTCTCGCAACATCCCTTACGAGTACGAAGCTGAGGTGTTGTCTTACACCAAGCCTCCGGTTCCACCTAAGCCGTCTAAGTACACCCCCGACTTCACGATCAACAAGAAGGACGGAACCAAGATGTACATCGAGAGCAAGGGGAAGTTCACCGCCCAAGACCGCAAGAAGATGGTATTGGTCAAAGAACAGAACCCCGAGGCAGACATCCGGTTGTTGTTTATGCGGGACAACTATCTCACCACACAGAAGAAGTCGAAGTATTCAACGTGGGCTATCCGTAATGATTTCACCTTTGCGGTGTCCTATTCAGGGCATGTACCGGACAGTTGGATTAAGGAGTAGAGAAAATGGAAATTGAGAAGGGGATTATTGTTGTCATATTGCTTTTTATCTTGGCTATGGTGATAGGGTGGCTCATTGCCTTATCAGCCTCTTACAATGAAGATGAGAAAGCGTGGCTCCAGTTTAGAAGGGAGCACCATTGCCGCATGGTGGGAGAGATGACGGGCGGCTACAAGACACCCCCAAAAACAGGGTGGCTCTGTGATGATGGTAGGACGTATTGGAGGTAATTGATGGACAACATCTTGACCTATAACACCATACCGGGTGTTGGTAAGTCTATGTGGTTGCGTGCAGATACCAAAACTGAGGATGTGTTCTCGCTTCACAAGGTATTCAACAGTGGAAGGTACTCCTTTTATAAGGGTGATGGCCCGTTTAGACGATCACTTACACGTGACGATGTGCTGGAAATAGCCAAGGCAATCATGGAGTTTGTTGGAGATAGCGAATGAACGAGATCGAGAACGTACAAGAGTTGTACCCTTTGGTGAAGAAGTACAACGCACCCATTGCTGCCACCGAAGGTGGGGTTCGGTTCTCTCGGGACGAGGACGAACGTAACGCTTGGTTCAAGACATTGCCTTGGGACGAGGACGAGTTCTGGGGTGTGTTTGGATGCTGTACCCAAAATTGGTACGGTGCTTTATTTGTGCGACATCGAGGACACACTCTACGCCTTGGAGCGTGGGTGGCCTACTCGGGGAGGATATTGATATGTTCAAAACAATCCACGAATGCGGAGTAGAACTCAAGGCGTACACAATGGAGGCCGGGGAGATACTCGGGGAAGAACTCGATGCTGGGTATCTTCCTGTCTCCGCAGCCCGAGCCTCTTTTATCGCAGACGATAAGACGGGAGAGAATACGGCAAAGGATGACAAACTGATGAAGTCCCTCGCTGACCGCCGTCACGTTGGGTGCTTTGAGCACAACTACGCAACGATGGTGGTTGAGTGCCCTTTGTTTGTAGCCCGTCAGATCATGCGCCACCGATCCTTCACCTTCAACGAAACAAGTCGTCGGTACACTTCGGAGAAGTTGGAGTTCTGGATTCCCGATAAGCTCCGTAAACAGAGTAAGAGCAACAAGCAAGGGAGCCTAGATGCAGAAGTGGACTATGAAGTGTTGGTTTGGAAAGTTGTTGCCAATGAGACTATGGACGTTTACAACGATGCTTTGTCTAAGGGTGTTTGTCGAGAACAAGCCCGAGCACTGCTACCGCAGTCCATGCTCACCCGCTTCTACATGACAGGCAACCTCCGGTCTTGGTGGTCTTTCCTAACCTCGCGGTTGAAGGACGACACGCAATACGAGACTCGGGTGATTGCCCAGAAGATGAAGGACCACTTGGATCGTCTGTGGCCGGAGGCGATGGGTGTGTTGTTCCCACAAAAGGATGAACAGAGTGAAGATACTGCTTCTTGACATTGAGACAATCTCCCACACAGTACGAGCGTGGGGACTCCACAATCAGTTCATCGCTATCAACCAGATCAAGGAGCCGGGACGCACCATCTGCTACGCCTACAAATGGCTAGGAGAGAAAGGTGTAGCCTTTGACTCTGAGTGGAGTTGGTCTGGAGAGGGTGCTTACAAAGCCTTCCTAGAGAACATCCACAAGGCGCTAGATGATGCAGACGTGGTGATTACCTACAACGGTAAGAGCTTCGACATCCCAACCTTGAACAAGGAGTTCGTACTCTACGGGTTTCCACCCCCCGCCCCGAGTAAGCACATCGACTTGTACCAAGTAGTCAAGCGTAAGTTCCGGTTCGCTTCTAAGAAGCTGGACTTCGTTTGTCAAGCCCTAGGTCTTGGTTCCAAGACGCAACACAAGGGGATGGAGTTGTGGAACGGGGTGGAGGACGGTGATCCCAAGTCGCAAGCGACGATGGAGAAGTACAACAAACAGGACGTGATCCTGCTTGAGAGGCTCTACAAGCGCATCCTCCCGTGGATCAGCAACCACCCTAGCGTCCCGCTTCACAAGGGGCTTACAGACGCTCGTAGGTGCCCTAGCTGCGGTGGTAAGCACGTACAACATCGTGGCTTCTCGGTAACGAGAACGGGGAAGTATCGCCGGTATCAGTGTACCGATTGTGGGTCTTGGGGACAAGAGCGGTTCCTAGAGGAACGTAGTCCGAAAGAAGTGCTGGTAAGTCTTTAAGGAGAACAAGGAATGTTTGGAAGCAGTCAGTTGAGTTACCTGTTGAACAAGGCGTATGATCGTGTATCGGAAGCTCTCTCCATCCTAGAGGATGAAGGAGCCGTACCCGAAGCGAAGGCAGAACTAGAGGAAGCGATCCAGAACCTAGAGCTTGCCCTTGACCTAGAGGATCAGATCGAGAACACCTACGAGTTGGAGGACACGGATGAAGGGGATGAGTGACGAAGATATTGTTGAAGTACCCGCAGCCCACTACATCCTATCCCATCTGTTGACAGCCTTTGGGGTGAACGAGCAAGGGGAGTTGGAGTGGTTGTTCCCCGAGATCGCCTCTATCCGCAAGTTGTGGGGAGAGGACTTCGAGGTGTTAGCCTCTGAGTATCTAGGAGCTTACCACAGAGCTATCTACTTGGAAAGGAACAGCACTAATGAGTGACGACTTCGATAAGGGTGATGAGACAGACGAGATTGTGTTCACATCCGATGGTGATGATGATAACAACGACGATATGAAGGTCTTTGCTTTTGGTGGGCAATCCTCCACCCACCTGTTCCGTCGTTCCGACGCACCTCACCCCCTTGAGTGGATCAAGAACTGCGTGGGGACTGTTACGGTGACTAAGCCTAATGGGGTGGATGCTGTCAATTACATCATCATCGTAGATGACAGCTTTGAACTACGGGATATTGAGGAGTGTATCCCCGCGACAAGCGACAAAGAGTACACAAAGAAGTTGGTGTTGAAGAAGGTGCATTGAGAACTCTCCGGTAATTCCGGTTAGTTCTTTTGATAAACGAAAAAGGGGAGGCACAGGGCTATTACACCTTGTGACCTCCCCTTTCTTTTTTCTACTACTGGTTATCAATACACTGGATCAACACCTCGTGCTTTAAGGAGCACAGCTTGTAGAGCAGGACTGTACGTTGTAGGTACGTTCCTACTTCGCTTTCCTCGTTCCACGGTGATAGCTGCTCACAGCTTGAGTACGCATCCGCGATACACAGGTCTAGCGGTTGCTTCTTAACCGCCGTTGATAGTCCGCTGAAGCACCCTGCGCTGCTCAGGACTGATGCAATTAAGAGGGTCATCGACCCTAGTCGGTGCTTCCTCATACTCCCTCCGTAGTGTTTCTCCTGCGGTCTCCGCTTCTGCGATCCTCGCGGCGTCTTTCCCCGCTTGGACTACCGCCTTCTTGGAAATCTCCCGTTCCTCTTTGAGAGCCTTCTCCGCTGCTTTGGTGGTAACAGACTCTTTCCCCGTGGTGTATCCATGATACCATATTGAGATCGCCACAGAAAGGACAAGGGCTATCCTCAGCCCCCACTTGGCTATGAACACCTCGATGGAGGCTATCATCGCACTGGCCCCCGCAAAGAGCGCAAGTCCTCCCGTATCTCTGAGCGGAACTCGTTGAACGCCTCTCTAAGAGGGGAGAGGGCATCCGACACTACCT